AAGAAATTACGGATTACTTTAATTCAAAGCTTTATAAGGCAACTTTTAAGAAGTAATACTATATTGCCTGTGAGTTTAGCCACCGCCTAAGGGCGGTTTTTTTATGGGTGAGAATAATGGATTCTACAGAATACTTTTGGCTTACTCGGAAAAAAGAACCTAAAACCAAGCCTAAATCCAGACCGCTACCTAAAGCGAAGCAAAAATATCTCGAGGCTGAGGCAACACTTAAGGAAGAACTTGAGGATTTGGCGATTGGTTTTGAAAGTAAGTTTCAACCGATCCATACCAAACACTGGCGCTTTGATTTTCATATTGTGAAATTGCGTTTGCTCATTGAAATTGAGGGTGGGCCCTGGTCTGGTGGACGTGGTGGAAAGCTGGCAAATAAAGCATGGAGTCTTGATCGATATGATCAAGCTGAAGAGATGGGTTACAAAATAGAGCGCTTTCATCCAGATTCTATTTTGTCGGGATATGTCATCAACTGGATAAAAAGTGAATTAGCGAGAATTGAAGATGGAGCAAATAAGACCATTTCCACCGACTGATTTTATAGACCAAGCAGATGAAGAGGAAGCGATACGCATAGTACCTGCGCCTGATCTAAAAAAATGGGTTGTTGCTAATTACTTAACTATTGGTGGACCTCTTTATAACCCCGATCATGATCACATAGCTGAGCTGCTTCACGATAATGAAGAATTTTTAGCATTTGCTTGGGCCTCTTCTGCATATAAAAGCAAGCAAGCTATGGTGTTAGGCCAGTGCGAAAAAGTCATGTTCAATGTTGGTGGATGGCGTAAGGCCAGACAAGAGCAACAGATGCGTGATTGGTTTGGTTTTGTACCTACTTATTTAATAACTGTCGACGCTTCTTTCTGTGAGCGTGCAAACGATACAGAGTTCTGTTACTTACTTGAACATGAGCTTTACCACATTGGAGTGATGAGAGACGAGGACGGAGAAATTGTTTATAGCGATAGTTCTGGTCTTCCTAAGCACTATCTTGCAGGTCATGACGTTGAAGAGTTTATTGGCGTAGTTAAACGTTATGGACCAAGCAAAAATGTTAAGCGACTTATTGAAGTCGCAAAAAATCCTCCGTTTGTTTCGAATCTTGATATTTCAAAATGCTGCGGAAACTGCGTAATCAATTGAGCCAAATGGCTCTTTTTTTTGCCCATTTTGTTATACGTAGTTATACGATGAGGAAGTTATGGCGACACTAAAAGAGCCTGTAAAAATCTTTATAGTTCAGTCTCTTGCTTGTCGTGATACACCTCAAGAAGTAGCTGAACTCGTAAAACAAGAATTTGGCGTTGATATAGATCGTGTTCAAGTTGCAACTTATGACCCTACAAAGGTTGCTGGTAAGAACTTAAGCAAAAAATATGTCGAACTATTTGAAAAAACCAGAGATGAGTTTGATAAAGGCTTAATTGATATTCCAATTGCCAATAAGTTCTACCGATTGAAGCAATACCAAAGACAGCTTGAGAAGACTAGAAACGTCAAAACAGCCTTAAAAATTCTTGAGCAAGCCGCTAAAGACATTGGTGGTCAATTTACTAATCGCCAAGAAATTACAGGCAAAGACGGCGGACCAGTCCAAACAGTTAATTCAGAAATTCCAGTTCCAATGGAAGATTACTTAAAAGCGCGGAGGGAAGTCTTAGATGAGTACTGATGCGGCTCGGGATAAAGCCATCCGGATCGAGGCGCAAGAAGATTTATATTTCTTCACAAGGTACATGTTTAAGGAGCGCCGTGGTTATAAATGGATGCAAAATTGGCACCACTTAGAAATCTGCGAAGCTTTAATGAAAGTTTATCGCGGAGAGATAAAGCGGTTAATTATTAACGTTCCACCACGATATTCTAAAACTGAAATTGCTGTAATTAATTTCATGGCTTGGTGTTTTGGTAAGAATCCAGACTGTGAGTTTATTCATATCAGTTACTCGGCAATGCTTGCCGCAAATAATGCCTTCCAAATACGAACCCTTGTGCAAGAAGAGGCGTATAGAAAAGTCTTTCCCGAGCTTACATTGCGTGATGATAGTAAGGCTAAAGACTTCTGGAGAACTTCCCAAGGTGGTGTCTGCTATGCGACTGGTACAGGCGGCACGATTACCGGTTTTGGTGCAGGAAAACTTCGTAAAGGCTTTGGTGGCTGCATTATTATTGATGACCCGCACAAAGCACATGAAGCTTCATCAAAAACTATTCGAGAAGGGGTAATTGATTGGTTTCAGAACACACTCGAATCGCGTACTAACTCGCCAGATACGCCGATCATTGTGATTATGCAGCGACTTCATGAAGATGATTTAGCTGGATGGTTGCTAGGTGATAGAAAAGACGGCGTTCCTGTAGCTGGTGGTAACGGTGAAGTGTGGGAGCATCTATGTCTTTCAGCTATTCAGGAAGACGGATCTGCATTGTGGCCAGCAAAACACAATATCCAAAAGTTGAAGCAAATGGAGCAAGCTGCTCCGTATGTTTTTGCCGGGCAATATCGTCAAATGCCATCACCGCCAGCAGGCGGTTTTTTTAAGCCTGACAATATTGAAATTGTGGATGCTTTACCTGCTGATGTAGTGAAGCAAGTAAGGGCTTGGGACTTTGGTGCTACTGAGAATGAAGGCGACTTTACTGCAGGTGTTAGAGAAGCTCTTGGTGCAGATGGTTTTACTTACATTGTCGATGTTACAAGAGGACAGCTTGGCCCTGACAATGTAAATAAACGCTTAAAGCAAACCACTGAGCTTGACGGAAAAAACGTAACTGTTCGAATTCCTCAGGACCCTGGTCAAGCAGGGAAATCTCAAGCTCTGGCATTTACAAAACTTCTCAGTGGCTACCATGTGGTTGCAAAACCAGTATCGGGTGACAAGATCACTCGGGCACAGCCTTTTGCCGCTCAAGTAAATGTTGGGAATGTTCGAATGCTTAAAGGTGATTGGAACAAAGCCTTTATTGAAGAACTTCGGAATTTCCCTAATGGAACAAATGACGATCAGGTAGACGGTGGATCTGACGCTTTTAATGAATTACATGAAGGATTTGAAACCTTCTTCGCTGATATGGGATTTGCACGATGAGTGATGTAACTTTTCAACATCCTGAATATGTTAAAAACTTGCCATACTGGCAAAAACTTGATGATGTTTGTGAAGGTGAGGATGCAGTTAAGGCTAAAGGTGAAAAATATTTGCCGATGCCAAATGCACATGATAAGTCACCTGCAAATAAAAGCGCTTATGAGGCTTATCTTACTCGTGCAGTCTTTTATGAAGTAACAGGGACTACATCAAATAGTTTAGTTGGAGCGGCTTTTGCAACAGATCCAAGTTTTAAATTTCCTCCCGACCTTGCTCATTTAGAACGTAATGCGAATGGAGCTGGTTTAAGTACTTATCAATTGGCTCAAAATGGAATTCGCCACTTATTGAAGCATTATCGTTGCGCTTTATATGTTGATTATCCTGATGTGCCACCAGCTCGTAATCTAGCGGAATTTAAAGCGCAAAAAGCCTATCCAATGATTCATTTATTGAATGCCATAGATGTAGTGAATTGGGATTCAGTAATGGTCGATAACCAGAAAAAACTTTGTCTCGTAGTTATCCGTGAATTTAGGTCTGAGCGCGGTGCTGATGGATTTAGTAAAACCGAACAAGAGCAATATCGTGTACTTCGTTTAGAGCAAGAGGGTAATGGGGAATATATTTATTCCGTTCAGGTGTATACAAAGGGTGAAAAGGGTAACTGGGTTGGCGGAGATAAGAAGTTTCCAACAGATTACAACGGGAATTTCTGGACCTATATACCTTTTACATTTGTAGGTGCAATTGATAATTCAGAAGAGATTAAAAAGCCACCATTACTTCCTTTGGCTAATCTCAATTTAGCCCATTACAGAGACAGTGCGGACTTTCAAGAGTCCGTTTTTTATATGGGGCAACCTCAATATTATGCGAAGGGTGTTAATTGGGAGTGGTATGACCAAGCCAAGAAACGTGGCATCTACATTGGAGCGAAAGTACTTTTGCCTTTACCTGAAAATGGTGGTTTAGGAATTGTACAAGCCGACCCTAATACTCTTGCCCGGGAAGCGATGAAAGATAAGTGGGAAAAAATGAAGGAGATGGGGGCGCGTTTAATTGAGAAGGGCTCGGGAAGTAAAAAGACCGCTACCGAAGCGAATAGTGATGACGCCGTTCAGCATTCAGTTCTTTCGCTCTGTGTCGTTAATATGAATGAAGCCTTGTCAGCAGCATTACGATGGGCTGCTAAGTTTGTAACGCCAAATGTGGATGTTCTAACTAAAGATGATTTGATGTTCGAAATCAGTCAAGAATTTAACAAACAGGGTTATTTAGCTGAGTTAGCTCGACAGTTATTTGAAGCAGCTCTACAAGGCCGATCTTCATTTAAATCATGGTGGGAATACAACCAAACAGGTATGTTCCCTAAACAAAAATATGAAGAAGAGCTTCAGAATGTTGAAGCAGAGCAAGATGGGACTTTAAATCAAAAGGTAGAGTGAGATGGCAACAGATATCAAAAAACTATTTGAAGCACTCACTCAGCACCAGGCCTATCTTTATCGTGCTTCATCAAAAACGGTAAATGAGTTATTGGCTTTATTCAATGATGATACGAGCAAGATGCTATCTAAGCTTCGGGATTTATTGGATGAGCTTAATGAGTCGGAGAAAGTTGCTTTAGCTGGTGGTAAATATACAACTTCAAATTTAAGGGAAATTAGGGATTTGATTGCCCAATGGTTTGCCAGTGTTAATTTAGCATTACCTGAAGCTTTTGCCGTTTCTGCTACGGCGCTGGCTGTTTATGAGGCCAATTACGTAGCTAAGCTCTATGGAGCAAAAATTAATAAGCCTGATGGGGAAAAACTATTCTTATCCGCTAAAAAAGTTCCGTTGGCAGGTGGCGCTCTTGTCGATGATCTGCTTTCAAGAATTGCTGAAAGTGCCCGTCAAAAGGTTGAGTATGCAATTCGAGATGGTATTAATTCAGGCAAAACTAACCAAGAAATTGTTCAGCGTATTCGTGGTACCAAACGGCTTAACTATGAAGATGGGATCTTAAATGGTACCAAAACTGATATTGAGCGAACGGTAAGAACTGTGCGAAGTCATGTAGCTAATCAAGCCTATCTAAATAGCTTCAACCAAATTGGCTTTGAATATGTCCGATTTGTTAGCGTTTTAGATGGACGAACTTCTAAGCTTTGCGCTTCATTAGATGGTTCAGTGTGGGAAATAAATGATCCGGCAAAGCGAGTGCCGCCGTTACATCCTAACTGTCGCAGTATCTTGGTTCCGGTCGAGAAGGACGGTCAACTTGTTGGCGAACGGCCATTTGTAATGGACGAACGTCGAGTTAAAGACATTCCAAAAGATGAGCGAAGTCAATTAATCGGCCAATTGGATGCCAATACAACGTTCAGAGAGTTCTTCAAGAAGACTGATGATTTCTTTCAGAAAGAATGGCTAGGACCAAAGCGCTACAAGCTCTACAAGGAAGGGAAATTTGATTTTGAAAAGTTCTTTGATCCTGAAGGGCGACTTTATACATTGGACCAACTACGAAAGTTGGATGAACAAACGTTTAAGGAGTTGGGAATATGATAGTTGATTTAAAAGGCGAAGGTTCATTACAGCTTTCAAAACTTTCAACTCGTAGTAAATTCAGATTGCGCCGATGGCTTAGAAGAATTAACAAACCGACCAAATTAATTAAACCATAGCACCTTCGGGTGCTTTTTTTGCGAGAAGAAAATGCCAAGCCCTATTATCCAATATTTCCAATATGAACATTTACCTGAACATTTGCAGCAAGTTAGTAAGCCAATTGGTGATTTAGCTCGGCAAATGGATGAGCAACTTCCTGACGGGCCTGAAAAATCCACAGGATTAAGAAAGCTACTTGAAGCAAAAGATGCATTTGTACGCCAAGCTTTAAGTAAATAATCATTTATAGAAATGAAGCGTCCTAAAGGGCGCTTTTTTATTGCCTGCCGAAAGCGGATGCTAACGGCGAATCCGGGCGGATGCCCATTTTGTATATATAGGTTGGATGACCAATGAAACTTAAAACAGTAACAATCGACGGTAAAGTTTATGCAGAAGTAGACGGAGATAAGCCGATCTATATCCATGATGATGGCAAAGAAATGCCACACGATGCTGCACACTCTGTGGCGACAATTGCTCGATTAAATGGTGAAGCTAAAACACATCGTGAAGCCAAAGAAGCAGCCGAAAAAGCATTAAAAGCTTTTGAAGGAATTGAAGACCCAGCGGCAGCTAAAAAGGCATTACAAACAATCCAAAATCTCGACGATAAAAAGCTGGTGGATGCCGGTGAAGTTGAGAAAGTGAAAGCTGAAGCTATCAAGGCAGTTGAAGAAAAATATGCTCCGATTGTTGAGCAACGTGATGCTCTTGAGGCCTCATTGCATAAAGAGCTTATCGGCGGTGGTTTTGCTCGTTCTAAGTACATTCAAGACAACATTGCAGTACCTGTGGATATGGTGCAAGCGACCTTTGGCCATCACTTCAAAATCGAAGAGGGCAAGGTGGTTGCATACGACCAGAACGGCGAAAAGATTTATTCACGTGTACGCCCAGGTGAACTTGCAAATGTTGATGAAGCTTTAGAGTCATTGGTTGGTGGATACCAGCATAAAGACTTAATTCTTAAAGGTGGTAAAGGAACTGGTGGCGGTTTTCAAGGTGGGGGCAAAGGTGGAGCGCCTGCAGGAATGAAACGCAGTGAAATGTCTGTTTCTCAGAAAGCTGACTACATCAAAGAACATGGCAATGATGCCTTCCTAAAACTGCCGAACTAATCATTAAAAATTTGGAGATAAGTCGTTATGACTACAACAGTTAACTCAGACATGATCATCTACAACCAATTGGCACAAACTGCTTATTTAGAGCGTTTGCAAGACAATTTGAATGTATTTAACCAAGCCTCTAATGGTGCAATTGTTTATCGTAATGAGATCATTGAAGGTGATTTCAACAAAGAAGCATTCTACAAAGTGGGCGGTAGCATTAAACATCGTGATGTGAATTCAACCGCCAAAGTAGTGCCTGAGAAAATTGGTTCTGGTGAATCTGTAGGTGTAAAAGTCCCATATAAATATGGTCCTTATGCTTCTACTGAAGAGGCATTCAAACGCCGTGCACGTACACCTGAAGAGTTCGCAATGATTCTTGGTTATGATTTAGCAGATGCATTGGTTGCAGGGCGTTTACAGTACAGTTTAGCTTCATTAAAAGCAGCTATTTCTAGCAACCCAGATATGGTTGCCAAAGGCAGTATTGCGGTAGATGGCCGTAAAGCACTAACACGTGGTATGCGTAAGTTTGGTGATAAGTTTGGTCGTATTAGTTTGTGGGTGATGAACTCAGATACTTATTTCGATATTGTCGATGATGCAATCACCAAGCAAATTTATGGAGAATCTGAAATCGTTATCTATGGTGGTTTACCAGGTACCTTAGGTAAGCCGGTATTGGTTACAGATGCTGTAGGTGATGATGATGCATTTGGTTTGCAAATGGGTGCGGTTACTGTTACAGAATCACAAGTACCTGGCTTCCGAGCTTATGACATCAATGATGAAGAAAACTTAGGTATTGGTATGCGTGCTGAAGGCGCGTTCAACTTAGATATTCTTGGTTATAGCTGGGATACATCAAAAGGCGAAAACCCTGACCTTACTTTACTTGGTTCAAGTGCCAACTGGAAAAAACATGCTACTAGCAACAAAATGACAGCAGGCACATTGCTTGACTTGTCTGGCACAACAACTGGTTAACTCATAAACATCTCACTATAAGAGGGCTATTAAGCCCTCTTTTTACATTAAAGAGAAATGCATCATGAAGCTAATTTATACACGTATTGCTGCTGCAGCTGCGTTAGAGGTTGGAACTATTGCCAATCCTGATTATTACGAAAATCCGAATCGAAGTGCCGAAGAAGTAATTATTTACGGTGATTACCCGAAAATCCAAAATGATTACGAAGCTCTGGATATTCCAGTTGAAGTTCGCAAATTGGAAGAGCCTGCAAAAACGACCTTGGCCACAGTAAATGTCGCGGTGGGAATTACCCCTGAGCTGCAAGAGGTCATTGATAATACAAAAGCTGAGTGTGAAAAGGTTGTTGAGGAAAACGGGCAACTTAAACAGAAAATCGAAATCTTGGAACAAGCTAGTGGTGATAGTTCGGAGTTAATTTCTGAAAACTCACGTTTAAAAGATGCTGTACTCCAAGCAGACAATGCTGCTAAAGCGGCTGAAGGAAAGGTAGTAAGCATTCAAGCAGAGTTTGATGCTTTTAAAAATGATGTTGCTGCTATGCAAGCGCGTATTACTGAATTGGAAGCTGGAAATGCTTCAGAAAATCCAGCAACAGAAACGGCGACAAATGTTTTTGAAAATTGGTCCAACGATCAATTAAAAGAATATTTGGCTAGTAAAAATATTGGTTACAAGCCGTCTGCAACAAAAGCAGAACTCCTTAAATTAATCCCTAAGGAATAATGCAATGAGCTTTATTACTGTAGATGACGCAAATTCAATTTTGGGCAGCGATTTTGCACCAGACAGTGATAAAGCTCGTCTGGTAAAGCTGGCTAATGTTTGGATGAAAAACAGAATAGGTTTTGTACCAGATCCTATTGATCCACTTCTTAAGGACGCGGCTTGTGAAATCATCAAAGGAATTCTGGCCAAAGTAATTTATAACGGCAAAGAGCAGCAGCTGAAGCGCAAGAAAGTTAAAGCTGATTCTGTTGAGTCAGAAAAAGAATACCAAGATGGATCTGAAGCAATTTCTAGCTTTGAACAGATTGCAATTGATTTTATTGATTCACTTGATTTGAAAGATCCAAATGCAAGTTTTAATGGCTTTGGCATACCACTTTACAGGGCATGATATGGGCTTACGTGACGAAATTCAGGCAGATATTGCCGAAGCATTTAATGAAGATTTAGCGGACGCCGTTCATTCATTTACTTGTGAGCGGATCTCAAAAACTAATTGGGATCCTAAAACTGAAACATATGTTGAAGTTAAAGAAAACTATTCTGGCCGAGGTGTACTTTTTGGCTCATACAGTCAATATGAGATTGAGACGCTTGGAGTGCTGGCTACTGATAAAAAAGCAACTGTGCTGCAAAATGAAGTATCCATGACTCCAAAAATTGACGATGAATGGCTAACAGCTTTAGGCTCATTTCGAGTTATCCATATTCAACAAGATCCAGCCAGTACAATCTGGAAATGTCAGCTTCGAAAAGTGTAGGGGCTGAAATGGTTAATCCTGATTATGTTCCTGAATGGTATATCTCGCCTTTTCAACATGTGCAGTACACGCTTGCTCGAAATCAACTACACATGGATTTGTTATTTGAAGATATGGATAAGGCCGATCAATTTTTGGATATGGGAGCAGATGCACAGGTTAGTACTTTTTCTGATGGTGCTTATGCAATTGTCCAAATTGGAGATACATCAGATAAAGATCAAATTCAAGTTTATGGACTACTTTTACATGAAGCAGTTCATGTCTGGCAAATAGTAAAACGGCGAATGGGTGAGCGCGAACCTAGCGTTGAGTTTGAGGCATATTCAATTCAAGCAATCGCTCAAGACTTATTTGAAATGTACGAAGAAAGTGAGGTAAAGCATGGGATGGAAGGGGAAAAAGCCGACTAGTTTTAGCCTTGAGGTATCTAAAGCAGCAGAAGCGCATGTAAAGAATATTGTTATAGATACTGTGCAATCTTTAGTTAATTTAAGTCCCGTCGATACTGGAGCATACCGTGCTTCACATATTGTTTCGGTTGGATCTGGTGACTATGGCATACGTGGACCTGAAACAAATGCTATTCAGGATGCAGCTATTCAAGCTGTGAAATTTAAACTTGGTAGTTTGATCTATATTCAAAACAACCAGCCCTATGCTGAGCGCTTAGAGAATGGTTGGTCAGATCAGGCGCCGTTGGGTATCTACAATACTACTTTTCATTATATTACTCAGAAGTATGGTGGCTAAATGGCAATGACTTTAGAGCAGGCACGGCAAGCAATAGTCGACCGTATGATGAGTTTCACAGGTATTTCTCAGGATAGAATCCAATATCCAAATGCACCAGGCTTCTTGGTACCAGCAAAAGGGTTGTGGTGCAGATTAAGCATTAAATGGGGCCCAAGTTTTATTGCAGGCTTGGCAGATTCTCCGTGTACTCGCCGTACAGGTAATATCTTGATTCAATGCTTTGCAAGGCCAAATACTGGAGACAAGGAAATAACTGTACTAAGTGTTGAGTTACTTTCTCATTTTGAATATTTCAGAACCGAACATTTAGAATGTATGCAGGGGCAATCCGTTTATACAGGAAAAGATGCTGACTTCATTCAGTATAATGTGATGATTGGATTTAGGGTGAATTGATATGTCCTGCATGCTTACGCAAGAAGAAATTGAAATTAAACGGCAAGAACTAGAACGACATTTGGAAGCTGTAATGGCTGAAGAGCTTAATAAATGGCAATTGGCCAATAAACTATGTGTTTCTGATGTGAATATACGTTTGGCCGATGTTAGTTGTCTTGGCAGCGCAAAGCATAATGTAGTAACTGGAGTAAGTGTCGATCTAGATGATTGATCTCAATTTTTAAAGAAATTACCGCTTAAGAGCGGTTTTTTATTTTTCAAATTTAGTAACCACCTTTCGAGGTGGTTTTTTTATGCCTATAAGGAGCAAAAGCCATGTCGAGTGGTGCACGTCAGCTAACACAAATTGCAAGAGAAACAACGGTAGGTGTAACACCGACACCGTTTGCTCGAACAACCTTTGAATTTACAGATAATGGTTTAGATGCCACAGTTTCTAAAGAAGAGTCAAAGTCTATCACTAGCGGGCGCATTGCTCGCTCATCAATGATTACAGGCGCAGAATATGCCGGTGAATTAAAGTGTGAGGCAAAATATAGCCAACTTGTACAAGACTTAATGGCTGCTGCAGCTTTTAATAGTTGGTCATCTAATGTCCTTACTTTTGGTGGGGCACTCCGCCAAACATTTTCAGTACTTCGCGGCTTTGAAGACGTAAATGATTACCACGTTTTCCGTGGTTGTCATGTAAATACCTTTAGTATTGAAATTCCTGAAGCAGGCTTAATTTCGATGGCATTTGGCCTAATGGCTTTAGGTCGAACTAACTTTTCAACATCACCCGCTGGTGCAGTAACTCCAGCTGATAATAGTCCAAAGCTTTCTAATGTATCGGTTGGGGAAATCTTACTGGATGGAGTATCTCAAGCAGGTATCTCTTGCTTGACGCAATTCTCATTCAAATGGGATAACACTATGAAGTTGCAAAAATGCTTAGGTGAAGGAATCAATGCTCGAGCTATTTTAGAAACACTAGCAGCCGGTACAGGTTCATTTACTGCTGCATGGTCACGAAATACTTCAGACATGTACGAAAAACAATTTACGAACACTACAATTTCATTGAAGGTCCCTATTACAGACACTTTAGGTAATTCTTACGAAATTTTTATTCCTAAAGCTGAAATTACAGCACCATTACCTAGTGGTGGTAATTCAGATCTTTTAAATGCTTCATTCGAATATAAAGTCGTAGAAGTAGCACCAACAATTACTCGTACACCAGCAGCAGTTCCTGCGCCTTAAATATTAATCTCATAGCAGCCTTAGGGCTGCTTTTTTTGGAGTTTAAAATGGCTTTAAAAGTAAGCATTCAGACCAGTAAAACAGTTAGCAAATGGCGGGAGTATGTTGATGGCGATGGCAATGTTTTAGCTGAATTTAAGATACGAGGTATCGCATATAAACCATATCAAGTAGCTCTTGAACGAGCAAATAACCAAATCACATCTAAAGGTTATGACGTAAGTAAAGCTAGTAAAGATGACAAGCTCTATCATGAATTGCTTCTTGAAGCTGCAGCCTGCCATTTAATTGAGGACTGGAAAGGCGTAGTTTTTGAAGAAGTAACCGAAAACCAAGAATTGATTGTGTATGAACCAGAATATTCGCAGGAAAATGCAATTAAATTGTTGAATCTAGGTGATCTTGGCATAGCAATCTGGTTGTTTGTGAGACAAGAAGCAGAAAACATCCAAAAAGAAGCAGATTCTTACAAGGATGAAGTGGTGGGAAAGTCGTCAGCCTCTACGAGTGGACAAAGTTCGGCTCAGAAGAAGAAGCGAGCGACTACAGTAAAAAGCAAAGCGCAGTCGCAAAAGCTTTAAATCTCAACAACACTAAGGTTTTAACTAAACCTGACTATTCGTATGTAGCCAACGTCATACTATCCGCATATAACACTATTGCACGATCTAGACGCTATGAACAAGGTGTTCCTCTAGCGTTAGATATTTCCGCAATTAATGCTTATGTTGAGCAATATGATTTACCAGTTGAGCGTTACATCTTTAATGACTGTATCTTTACGCTTGACGATATGTTCTTGGATGAGGCGCATAAGAAGGCTAGTAAGAAGTGAAAAATGTTAAGTATTGTCTTTTAGTGGGCGTCTACTTATGACGCTTACAAAAGAATTAATATTTCATAATCAAAAAAAATGATTGAAAATTAATTAATGTTAATATATTAATGCGTATCAAATGAATTCCATTAGATCAAAGATATAGGGAGGTTTGTATTATGATTAATGATTCTGAATACACGTTCTCCCTATATGTATCTGGACTCAAACTTTCTGAAATCAATCCCTTAGAATCTGCAAAGCTTTTAGAGGCTTTATGTAAGATTCTTGGTGCAAAACATCTTGAATGGGGTGAAATTAAGGAAGGTTCTGCTGATTATGCTGTTAAGTGTAAAGCAGAATATATCGAAGAAAAATTAGAGTCCGTAAGCAAATCTATTTCTCAAGATACAAGAGCTATCGGTATTATTACCGAGTTCTTAAATAAACACCCTAAAGCTAGTACATTGCTGAGATATAAAAACTCAGCAAATGATGAATACATGGAATTACATAAGTTCCAAAGAAAAGAAGAAAGTTTTGAGTTTGTTCAACAAGAATCTATTCGAGGAAGAATAGTTGGATTGCTTGAAGGTAGAGATAAAACTGATCATATATCTGTTAATACTATTTCAGGGAAAAATGTAAAAGTAACCATTTCACCAGAGCTGTCAGCAAACTTGGGTGTTAAGTGGAGAACAGAACATCAGCTTGAAATATCTGGTAAAGCAAAATATAAATATAGAAATTATAAAGATGTTGAATTAGTTCAATTTATTGCAGAAAGTATTAATGAAATCCAAGAAGGAAATATATTAGATTGGATAGATAACTTCAAAAAAGCAGGGGATAGTGGTTGGAATGATTTTGACGACCCTATAGAAGCTTGGCTAAAGGAGCGTCATGAGTGATTGTTGCCATTGATACAAATGTATTAGTTTCACTAGTTAATGAAAGGGCAACCTATATTAATCTGGAGACATTTTTACATCAAAATAATGCAACATTACTAATTCCGACTCCTGTTGTTGCGGAATTTACCGCTATTGATTTCAGTAAACGCCGAAATCAATTTATGTCCTTTCAGCATAAAAATGTAATTATCTCTGAATTTGATCAACTTTCTGCTTTTGTTTGTGGTGAGATAACAAGCAAATTAAGTAAGGTTCATTTTGAAGATAATCGACAAAGAACAAAAATTGATTTACAAATCATAGCAATAGCTTTAGCTAAGAAGGCTAATTTATTAATATCAAATGATAAACATATCCATGATTACCTCTTAGATCTTGGAGAAGAGGAACTAAAGGTGTGTAAATTGCATGAGATTAAGTTAAATCTTAGGTTGTTTGACTTCGATTAAATAGAATTAAAAAGAAGCCCGCACTCAGCGGGTTTTCCTTTATGTGACATTTAATGATCAGTTTGTTAAAGTTAGTACACTTTATAATAAACGGTGAAATTCATGAAAAAATTATTGGCTACTGGATTATTGAGTTTGGGATTAGTTGGGTGTGCTACTACCCCTCAGCAACCATCAGAACCTGTAAAGTTTGAAAAGGTTTATCAAATAGATGGATTAAAGCAAGGCCAAATTTATGATGGCGCACGTCAATGGTTTGCAACAGCTTTTCGCTCAGCAAATGCAGTAATTCAGTACGAAGATAAGACTACGGGTTCAATTATTGGCAAAGGTAATATGCCATACCGTTGTTCTGGGTTTGCTGATTGTATGACAGTTACTGCCGGTGATCGAGTAGATTTCACTGTTCGTGTAGACACAAAAGATGGAAAAATGCGAGTTAGCTACGACAATCTTAGTCACTACAAACCTGCACAGGTGATTAGTGGAGTTCGCTACAATGAAACTAATAGACCTATTACTGAAAACTATCCATCAGCAAAATTAATTGTAGATGAATTAAATAAATCATCTGATGAAATGGCTGAAAAAATCAAAACACAGCAAAAAGCTAACGCGGATTGGTAATTAACATGAGCACAGAAAGTCAAGGCATGACCGAGAGTGAAGTTTGCAATGCTCTTGGATGGGGAATAATTGTTCTAGGTATTATTTCTGGATTTATTTTTATACTTGTATTTGGGCGAGTTGAGGTGCCAAGAACTTATTATGGTACCGAGATCGTATGGTCAGGAATCATGGTGATTACAGGTATTGGGATAATCTTTAATGGATTTTTAGTAGGCTATCTGTTCCAAAAGATTGCCAGTATATTGAGATATCACGAGAACAAGCTCTCATCTTAAAAACTATCCCTACATAAATCAAACCTACCAACCCACTCAGTAAGTGGGTTTTTTATTGCCTAGAGGAAAGTAAAAATGGCACAAGAATCACGTCTCGTCATTGTAATTGATGCTAAAAATGCAGAGCGTAATGCGCGTAATCTAGGCAATGAATTGGATAGCATTGAACGCAAAGGCGACTTTGCCACTAAATCAATGGATGGCCTATCTGTAGCAACACGTCAACTTGCAGGATACATGGCTGGGTTAGTTACTATTAGTACTGCTATCTCTAAAATGGATGCTTATACAGGTTTACAGAACCGCCTCAAGTTAGTAACCAATAACCAAACAGAACTTAATAAAGCAACTGAAGACACCTTTCGAATTGCACAAAAAACTTATTCTGCTTGGGATTCTGTTTTACAGGTCTATCAGCGTTTTAGCGATAATGCCAAAACCCTAAACCTTACAATGGATGATACTGCTCGCTTAACTGAGACGGTTTCTAAAGCTGTAGCAATTAGTGGTGCAAGTGCTCAAGCCGCGGATGCAGCATTAGTCCAATTTGGTCAGGCATTAGCAAGTGGAACATTGCGCGGTGAAGAGCTTAACTCTGTAATGGAGCAAACCCCAGCATTAGCAAAAGCAATTGCTCAAGGTATGGGTATAACTGTTGGAGAGTTACGCACAGTAGCAGCGGAAGGGAAAATTACTTCCCAAGAAATCGTTAAGGCCTTAAAGAATGTTCAAGCAGATGTAGATGCCTTATTTGCTAAAACAGACATCACTATTAGCCAATCGCTAACGCTGCTTAACAATGAAATTACTAAGTTTGTTGGCGAGTCTGGAAAGGGATCTGGCGCAGCAGAAGTATTGTCAGGTTCTATTAAAACGCTTGCTGGTAACTTAGATGTTTTAACATCTGCAATGATGGTTGGTGGCGCATACTGGCTTGGAACATATATTCCTGCTATTTATGCATCAGGTGTAGCCGTAGCAGCGAAAACTAAAGAATTAGCTGCTCAAACCTTTGCACAATATACGGCAATACAAGCAGATAGAGCAGCAGCAGCTCAACAAGTACTTTCTACTCAAGCAGTTGTAGCAAATACCCAAGCAACTTTAGCGGCTATTGCGGCTGAGAAGGCTCTAGAAGTACAGCGACTAAAATCCCAAATCACTGAAAAAGGGCGAACAGCCACAATTACCAGAATGGCTGAGCTTAAGAAGATTGAGGCTCAAGTCACAAGAGAATTGGCTGTAGCTGAGGAGGCTCTGGCAGTAGCTCAATCGAGATCAGCTGCTGCGGGCGCTGCTACTGTAGGAATTGGTTCACGCCTTTTAGGTTTACTTGGTGGTCCAGTTGGTATTGGTATTACAGTTGCAAGTCTGGCTGCTGGATATCTTTTGATGCGTGACAACACAGCTGAAGCTAATAAAAAGCTTGAAGAACAGGCTCGAGTTGCAGAAAAGACAGACGAAGCATTAAAGAAATTAGCTGGCAATGATAAAACAAAGGCAGTTGATGATTTAACGGCAGCATTCAATGCCCAAAATGAAGCTTTGAGTAAGTCATCTCTTGCTGTAGGAGCTGCATTAATTGATATAGAAAACTATGCTCGTGGCAACAGGGAAGTAGAAAATATTTCCCAAGAAGCACGCAAAGGAACTATTAGTTATGCAGAAGCTATCGAGCGTTTAAATAAAATTAAGTTGCCTACAGAACTATATGAAAATCTTAAAAAGCAAGCTGCCCAATATGATCAAAATTCAGTTAAAGCAGCTCAATCTGCTGACAAGTTAAAAATCTTCGGTGTTGAAGTAACTTTAACCGGTAATAAAGCTCAGAATGCAGCAGCTCAGCATCAACAGCAAGCGGATGCTTTGGGGAATACTGCTAGTGAGGCTGAAAAGGCAACAAAGGCTTTACAAGATTATCAAGCGAAGCAAAAAGATAGTGTTATTGATTCAATCTATAAATCAGGATGGCTTGATAAAGGTTACACCGTTGCTCAAGCTAATGCCATTTTAGAATTGCAAAAAGCAAAAGGAATGAGCGCAATTTTGTCTAAAGATGAAATTGATAGCGCACTTAGAAATCTCAAGATCATTGAAGAACAACAGGAGCGAGAAGATAAATTAACTGAAGCTAAAAGAAAGCAAACCAAAGAGGCTGCCAAACAAGCTGTTCTACTTGCAGGGAATAATGAGCGAGTGAGAAATATGCTTCGTGTATATCAGGCTTTCCGTAATGCTGGATTGGGAGATAAGCAAGCACGAGTAATGACAGCTCAAGTTGGGCGCGAGAATGATTTTAGAAATGAGGCAATGTTTGGTAGCCATAAGGATGAAAATAATGGTTATACAAATACTGGATTTATTTCTTGGCAAAAGACTCGCTCAACTAAACTCATGCAGTCCTTACAGGGACAAGGTGTTTTAGATAAAAATGGAAAAATCCAGCAAACCCAAGATGCTTTAGATGCGCAAGCTAAGTTTTTATTGCAAGAGGTTATGACTAATAAAAGTTATAGCAAATCTAAAGCCGCTCTTCTTAATGATGATTTAGACTATCGAAGTTTAGAAAAAATCGTGGGGAAAAATTTTATCGGGTGGGATTATGAAGGGAAAAAGCTTGGCAAAGATAAAGCTTCACAGCATTTAGCCAAACAAGACTCTTACTATAATCAGCTTAGTAAAATTTTAGGAGATAACCCCGAAGCAGCCTCAAAAGCAATCGGCGATCTTTCGAAGTTCGAAGATGAAGCATATAAGGCACGCGCTAAAACTCTTGAGGAAGTTAAACAGCTACAGGCAACATATGACTCAGAAACAGTTGCTAGAAGCAAAAGACGAGAGGAGGAAATCAACAAAGCAACCATTTTAGGTCAATCAAATTTAATCCCAAAAATTAATGAGCGTTTTGATGCTGAAGATAAATTAGCTCAAAAACAATTTGATTTTGAAGTAAATGGTTATAAGTGGACTGAAGAACAAAAGCTTGATTACACATATGAAACCAATTCATTACGTCTGGTTGCTGAGGGGAAATTAACAGAAGAACAGCGCAAAATTGCGATTGATTCGTTTAAGTTACAGCAGCAACAAGAATTAGGTTTACTAAAACTTGCTCAAGAGCAACGTTTATTTCAGGCCAGACAGTTCTTGTATTCAGAAGTTGATGCCATTAAGGAAAGGTATCGTATTGAACGGGAACAGATTGAATTAACTACTAAGGATGAAGAAGAACGACGGGAACGCCTATCTTTATCTAAGGCGCAAGAACGTCTAGAGATTCTAGATAAGGCTTTTCAATCTAGTAAAAATTGGGATCAGACTAAAGCCGATATGACTGGTAATAGTCAGCAATACCAACTAAACCAAACGCGCACTGATCGGAGGGCTCAATCTCTAAATTTAGCAAATACTCAAGTAGCTGCACTTGATATTCAAGCTAAAGATCCAAATGCAAATATGGTGGCTCTGAATGCACAACGTGAACAAATCATGAAAGAACACTTTGAGCGTTTGAAATTGATTGAATCTACTTATCAAAATGATTCAATGAATCTCCAGTTGGGTTATGGAGCTAGTGTCACAGGGGCATTGGCTGGCATGTTTAAAAATATGCTTGGTGAGTCATCAAGTGCATACCGCATTCTTTATGAAAGTCAGCGGGCATTCGCATTGGCGCAGGCTGGAATGAACATGTGGAAAGCTGCTTCAGATGCTTACGCAAATGAGCCAGGTACTTGGTACCAAAAAGCGGCAGCAGCAGCGATCGCGACAATTAAATCAGGTACATTTGTATCTCTCATCCAAGCTGCAACCCCGCAAGGATTTGCGGATGGCGGTTATACCGGTAATGGTCTTAAACACACTCCAGCAGGGATTGTGCATAAAGGCGAAGTCGTATGGTCGCAAGAAGATATCAAACGCTGGGGTGGTGTTAGCGTTGTTGAAAGCATGCGTCAAAGTAAACCAAGTGGTTATGCAAATGGAGGTTATGTTTCTAATAATACTAGTGAAGCTATAGCAGCCCGACGGGAGGCACGACAATTTGATGCGATTAATTCAAATCAAACACAAAGCAGTTCGAGTCAAGTTCCAATCAATGTTTATGTAACAGTTAATCCGGATGGATCAAGCAAAACTGATACCCAAAATGACTCTAAGCAGCTCGGCCAAATGATCGGCAATGCGGTTAGAACGATTATCCGGCAAGAGCAACGACAAGGCGGTTTATTATCAAAGTAACCCACTCAGGAGAGTGGGTTTTTTAATGGGAGTACAAAAGTGAAAAAGTACATTATGACTTTTCTGCTTGCTTTATTGATTGCTGTAGTTTTCTACATAAGTGCAAATTTAATTGATTTTAATCTAATTGAATATGCAACGGGTTTCGTCTTTGGATTGTCATTCACCCTCATTTTTAAAAAACAATCTAAGAGTACTAAAATTGCTGACTTAATGGACAAGCAATTAAAAGAATGGGGAGTTCGTGAAAGTAGGCGGGCAGGTTTATTGGCTCCAGATCAAGATACGAAGGATCTAGAAAGTTGCAAAAAACGTTTTAAAGACAGATCAGAAACTATGAAAATTGATTGGCCAAAAAAACATGAGTAATCGTAAATTCACTTGGTGCCAAGACTTAGAAGGCAATTCAGGTTCGCAGCGCTTTAATACGTTATCAAGCAAATTTGGTGACGGTTATGAACAAAACATTGCTGTAGGTATCAATAACCGATCTGGTGAATGGACTTATCAAAGAACGGCTTACAAAGCCGAAATTATGCAAATCAAAGCATTCTTTGATGATCACAAAGGTGCTGACTCGTTCCTTTGGGATTCGCCTTTAGGTGGTGAGGTTCGAGTTAAAACAGGTGAATATCAACCACGCTGTTTGGGCGGTGATGTATGGCAAATCTCAACGACATTCACCCAAGTTTTTTACCCCTGATGACTCTTAACTTTTGACCATCAATGCCCTACTATCAAATGGCTGAATTTTCAGCGATTAATGCATGAGGTTAAAATGAGAGACGGAATTTACTTTGTGAAATTCAAAAGCACTATCCAAGATTTTGGTGAGGGTACGGTGGTGGTAAAAGATGGAGTGGTCAATGGTGGAGATTATGGATTTACATACCGTGGCAGGGTTGAAAACAATCTTCTCAAATTAAATGCAAAACAACATGATAGGAATGTTGTATCTGTATTTGGTGATATCAGTGATTACGAATTAATTTTAGAGGTTAAACCTACTGATACTGGCTATGATTTAGTTGGTAATACTGAAGCAATACCAGGTGTGGTTATTCAAGTAAAAGCTAAATTTATTGGTGATCAATTAGCTTAAATTATCCATTCTCAACAAAAGGACGCATTTGCGTCCTTTTTTATCATCCAAAGGAAATCAAAATGAAGCATTTTTCAACCGATATATTCATTAAGCTATGTGTAAAATATACAGGTAAAAGCAAGCAAGATCTTGCTAAAAAGTGGGGGCTTTACTACTTCTTGACCCGATCAAAAACAAAAGCCTATTGGTATACAATTTTCTCCTAATGTCGTGACCTCATGCAAGAAACTACGGCATGCACACAAGACGGAGTTGTGCCCGTCACCTAATTCTTAATAATTTTCATGCCCCACTCGCTGGGGCTTTTTTTATGCGAGTAAGAAAATGACGATTCAAACTGTTAATCTTGGTTCAGCACCGACTGGCGCAGGTGGTGATACATTTCGTTCGACCGGCGCAAAAGTAAATGAAAACTTTACAAATAACACCCATGCAGCTAGTCGTTATGTAGGTACCGCTGCTGGAAATCTAATGGAAGTTGGTGCTTTTGGGTTGGGGGGTACGATTCTCGCAGGAGCCTCCCCTTTAAGCAGCCTAAGGGGGCAGAGTAATAGAATTTTATGGCAAGTAACAGCAGAAAATATGTCTAATGCTGGAGACTATCCTAGCAGTGCGCCTCAATCAATACTAAACCTTTCGGCTGGCGGTTCGAATGATCACCATATTCAGCTTTCTTTGGGAGCTGACGCTCAAATGTACCTTCGAGCGGTGCAGTGGGGAAGTGACATTTACACGCCCTGGGCAAGTTTCAGAACCAGTAGAAATACAGCAATCGATTCAAACGGCTTTATTAAAGCTGCTTCACCGATCGTAAAACTATTTGCAGATAAAATTGAACCTAACGATGAAGCTGCTGAGCAACCCCTCTCTTTTGAGAAATTAGGCATTGGTCATTACCTTGTTAAAGGATCATCCGGTTTTGCTAAAGAAGGCTGGTGGATTGAAATTCCGACTGACACACATGGCAACAAGATTTGCGCTGTTGAATATCAAACTTTAGAAAACGGTGATCTTGAAATTAAGACCTTCAAGAAAAAGCTAAATGAAGAGGGTGACATTGTTGCCAATCTTGATGCACCAATCGATATTCCGAACAATGCAAATGGTGAGCCACGCTGGATCGATATTCGTTTAAACAGTATCAAGAAGACAATCGTCAGAAAAATTCCACGTACTGAAAAACAACCGCGTATGGTTCAGCAAGTAAAGTATGCTCCTCAGCTTACTTACATCACTAAATATGAAGATCTATTTGATGATGAAGGAAAAGCTGTAATTGTGGATGGCAAGAACTATAAAAAACCAGTGACACATATTCAAACAGATCAAAACGGTACGCCTATTTTGTCGAATCAACCAGTCATTAATGAAAATGGTGAGCCAGTATTCGAATGGGTTCAAGCTGTTGACAGTGAAGGTAAACCAATTTTTGATGAGGTGCCTGTCTTAGACAAAGATGGAAATCCAATTTATGATGAGGTGATTCATGACTCTGAATAGTGATTTCCAGAAATTATATGTAGATGGTCTTATTCATCTATTTGAACTAGATGCCAGCAGCTTAGGTGCTGGCATTTTACGTTTTCACGGGCATATTTCTTATCAAGACTGGGAGAAAATCTACTCTTCAATTGGTTCCGAAGGTTTAATTGGTGCCGACTCTGGCAGCATTGGAAAGATTTTTGATACCGGTGATCAGAAAGTATGGAACCGAAATATTATCTGGCAAGGTCAAGTTTTTGAGCCGATGGCCATGGAAGTATCTGGGCTTGAAATGCGTTCAGATGGTAAAGCTTCAGCGCCAACTTTAAGCATGGCCAACAATATCAACGGCATTCAAAATGCTGTGTCTGCTTACTGTTTGCAGTTTAAAGACTTTGCTGGTGCAAAACTTAAAGTCATTACCACCCTTGCTAAATACTTAGATGCTGAAAACTTTACAAAAGGCAATCCAACTGCATCGAATGAATCAAAAGAGCAAATCTGGTACATCGAGCAAAAGACATCTGAAAATGCACAACAAGTGACTTTCGAGCTGTCCAATCCAATCGATTTTGAGGGTTTGAAAATCCCAGTTCGACAAATTACTTCACTTTGTCATTGGTGCATGGTCGGGAAGTACCGGGGCGAGGAATGTGGTTACACAGGTGTAGCAATGTTCACTGATAAAGATGAGCCAACTGATAATCCGGCACTTGATCGATGCGGTGGACGTTTACGTTCTTGTCGCTTGCGCTTCGGTGAAAACAAACCGTTGCCATTTGGTGGGTTCCCGGCTTCAAGCTTATTGTGAGGTCTTATGAAACTTACGGCAAAAATTAAAAAAGCAATCATGGCACATGCGGATGAATGTTATCCACAAGAATGCTGCGGCGTGATAGTTGGTAAAGAATATATTCATTGTCGCAATATTTCTAAAAACTCTGATCAATTCGAAATCCATCCAGAAGATTTAGCTATAGCAGAAGACCAGGGCGAGATATTAGCTTATGTGCACTCTCATCCTGATGGAACAACAAGAGCTTCGGAACTAGACTTAATTCAGATTGAGTTACATCAAAAGCCTTGGGTAATTTGTTCCTATCCGGATCTTGATTTTCAAGTCTACGAGCCTTGTGGTTATCGCGCCCCCTTAGTGGGGCGTAATTATATTCATCTTTATCAGGACTGTTATGCACTAGTCCGTGACTTTTATGAACGTGAGCTAGGTATTAAGTTGCCAGACTTTGAAAGAAAAGATGGCTGGTGGGAGGACAAAGATCATCCGTCAATATTGATTGATAATTTTCCGAAAGCTGGTTTCTATGAAGTGGACACTCCGCAATATGGAGATATGTTGATTTGCCGAGTACCACGAACAGAACACCCAAATCATTGCATCATTTGGCTTGGTGATAATGCAATGCTGAAGTCCGAAGATACCGAACCTTGTATTGGCAATACATTAATTTTGCATCAGCTTCACGGCCGTAAATCTATACGTGAAATCTATGGACCGCAATGGTCAACCAGAACGGTAAAAATCTTGAGGCATAGAGATGTTAAAAACAATTAAGCTGTACGGCATCTTGGGGCAAAAGTTCGGTCGTGAATTTAAGCTCGATGTCGCAAATACACGTGAAGCCATGCGTGCATTATCTGTTCAGATCGCTGGCTTTGAACACTTTATGTTGCATGCTCATGAGCAAGGCCTACGCTTTGCCGTATTTTTAAAATCAAAGAACTCAAGTAATAAGCGAGGCAAGAAACGCCCAGCAATTTACGATCATGAAACTAAGCGCCTAATCACTGGTGACAATATCGGTGAAGAACAGCTTGATATGAATACTGAAGCTGAGGTTATTCATATTGTTCCACGTGTAGTTGGTGCAGGCGGTAATGGAATATTACAGACTGTATTGGGTGCTGTGATGGTCGTGGTGGGGGTTTTAGTAACTGTAGGCACATTGGGCGGTGGAGCACCACTCGGTGCTGCATTGATTGGCTCAGGTATTGGAATGATGCTTGGTGGAGTGGCCATGATGCTTATGCCAAAGGTTGATACTACTCAAGATCAAAACCAAGATGGAAACAGAGCGAATAAAGGCTTTGGCGGTGCAGTTACCACAGTTGCACAAGGTAATCCTGTTCCAATTCTTTATGGTCAACGGGAAATCGGCGGCTTCATTGTGAGCGCAGGTCAATATCCTGAAGATCAGATGTAAATTTTAATTAACAGGCGCTTTCTAGCGCCTTTTTTATTGCGTGAGATTTCTTATGAATGCAGTAGTAGGCGCAAAAAAGGGAAGTAAAAAACAACGGCAACCTGTCATTTCACCAGATTCTGCTCAATCGAAAACCTTTATCAAGGTTCTATATGGTTTAGCTGAAGGCGAGATTGAAGGTTTAGCTAATGGGCTTCAGTCAATTTATTTAGAAGAAACTCCACTTCAGAATGCAGATGGAAGCCTTAACTTTGAAAATGTAAAAGTTGATTTTAGAAATGGTACTAATGATCAGGAATACATTGAGGGTTTTCCTGCAGTAGAAAGTGAAACTGCCATCGATGTGGAGTTAAAGTCTGAAACGCCGTGGGTTCGAGCTTTTAGTAATCTTGATCTCGATGCTGTTCGTCTGCGCTTAAAATGGGGACCTTTACGTACTCAGAATGCTACAAATGGTGACGTATCTGGCGTAACAATCGAATACGCAATTGATTTACAGATTGATGGTGGTGTCTGGACTGAAGTACTAAAAACCAAAATTTCAGATAAAACATCTGCAAATTATGAACGTGCTCATCGGATTGATTTACCTCGAGCTGACTCAGGTTGGCTAATTCGAGTTCGCAGACTTACTCCGAACTCAACTTCAGAGTATGTCAGCGACAAGATGTATATTGCAGCTGTAACAGAAGTGATCGATGCGAAATTACGCTATCCAAATACAGCATTATTGGGTCTTCAGTATGATGCTGAGACTTTTGGAAACGTTGCTAAAGTTGCAACGGATGCGAAGGGGAGAATCCTAAAAGTCCCTACAAATTATAATCCGGTTACACGTCAGTATGTTGGAATGTGGGACGGTACTTTCAAAGAGGCATATTCTAATAACCCGGCTTGGATATATTACGATATATGCACAGTAGACCGTTATGCTTTGGGTGACCGCTTAACCCCGCTAATGGTTGATAAGTGGTCTTTATATCGTTTAGCACAATACTGTGACCAAATGGTGCCGGATGGGTTGGGCGGTCAAGAACCACGCTTTACTTGTAACGTTTATCTTCAGAGTGCCGAAGGTGCATTTGAGATTTTAACTAAGTTAGCTGGTGTATTCCGTGCTATCACATTTTGGGATGGTAATAGCATTATTTGTGATGCGGATATTCCCCAAGATACTTACTTCACGTATACCCGGGCTAATGTTATTGATGGCAATTTTGAGTACGCGGGAACCCGTGCTCGAGATAGACATAATGTTGTAAAAATTGCATGGGATAACCCAGCTAATCACTACAAAACCGAATATGAGTTTGTTCGCGATGAAAAGGCGATTGCTGAGGCCGGCCAAGTTCGTATTTTGGAAATTGATGCTTGGGGATGCACTTCGCGTGGACAAGCGCAGAGAGCAGGCTGGTGGGCATTAGAGTCTGAGCAACTTGAAACACGTACTGTGTCCTTCAAGGTTGGTCTGGACGGTTATATACCATTGCCGGGGAAAGTGATTGAAGTTGCTGATCCTTTATTTGCAGGTCGTGCAAATGGTGGTCGTGTATCAGCTATTTCAGCAGATCGTAAAAGCATTACGCTTGACCGTGATGATGTGGTCGCAGTTGCCGGTGACAGGCTGATTATTAATGGCGAGGATGGAAAGGCTCAAGCGCGTATTGTTCAATCTATCTCTGGTCGAGTTGTTACTGTTACTCATGAGTTTGACGCTATTGCTACTCAAAATGTGTGGGTAATGGATGCCCAAGATTTAGCAACAATGAAGTTTCGAGTGATCTCGATTACTCAAGACGAAAGTCATCAATTTTCAGTGACTGCACTTCAATATAACCCAGCCAAATTTGATGCGATCGATAAAGGTGCTTATTTTGATGAGGTTCCGATTTCGATTGTGAACCCGTCACTACAAGACCCTGTTTCTGATTTAACGATTACAAGTGAAAGCAGAGTAGACCAGGGAATTAACGTAGCAACAATGATTGTGTCCTGGGCGCAAGCAAAAGGTGCAGTTAAGTATCAGGTTGAGTGGCGTAAAGATGATGGTAGTTGGATTAAGCTGCCAATTACTGGCAACAACTCAGTCGAAGTACCAGGCATTTATGCAGGGCAGTATCAAGCACGTGTAACAGCGATTTCTGCATTTGAGATCGCTTCTTTACCAGTTTATTCAACTTTGACTGAACTTTCTGGAAAGCAAGGTTTACCGCCAAAATTGGCATTTATCCAAGCGACAGGAATCTTATTTGGTATAAAACTTAACTGGGGCTTTCCTGCAACTGGTGCTCTAGATACAGCTTATACCGAGATTCAAGTTTCTCCGGATGGTACCAGCAACATTGCTCAATTGGGCTTATTCGCTTATCCAACGACGACTCATACGATTCAAGGCTTGCAGTCAAATCTGACTCAATTTTATCGTGGCCGCTTGATCGACAGGATCGGGAATATAGGACCTTGGTCGGACTGGACTCATGCGACAACTTCTGCCGATGCAACAGATGTTCTTGAGCTCTTGAACAATCAAATAAGTGAAACACAACTTAGTCAGGATCTTAAAACCAAGATTGATCATATTGAGACTATTGATGCTGAAATTGGACCAATTAAGCAAGATATTCAAAATACGAAAGATCGGATTGCACAAGAAGTCATTGATCGACAAAACGCTATTCAGCAAGCCAAAGATGGTTTATCACAGCAAATTATTGATGGTGATGAAGGTGTTCTTGAAGTTGTAAATACTGTTAAACAGTCAAGTGAAGATGGTATTGCAGCAGTTCAGCAAGACATTCAAGTTGTTGCGAATGATCTTTCACTTGTAGCAGAAAAAACGGACGGTGTATATGCACAGTTAAATCCACCTTTGATTGGATCTGAGTCTGATTTGATCGGTAATGATCAGGGCTTCGCTGGCACATGGTCTGTTCAATCGGCAATGATCGAAGGGGATTTAGCACTTAGTAAGCGTATTGATACGACAGTTGTTGAAGTTAATGATTTACGTGCTTACGCACGGCAAGAAGTTGAAGCGCGAATTGAAGGCGATAAAGTAACAGTTCAAAAGATTGATACGTATATCGCAAGTAATGATAGTGCTCTTGCAACTGTACGCCAATCTGCACAGGTAGCAGTTGAGCAATCATCGGCAAATGCCGAAGCGATTGATTCCATTAATCTTGAGCTTGATGATAAAGCATCAACTGGTGCACTTGATCAAGTTAAATCAGATATCAAAGATGTTGATAATAAGATTATTGCTCAGACTACGAGAATTGACGGCGTATATGCACAGCTTAACCCGCCTTTAATCGGCTCGGAATCCGAGTTAATTGGTAATGAGGGAGGTTATGCAGGCGTATGGTCGGAGCAATCTGCACGTATTGAAGGCGATTTGGCTCAATCTAAACGTACAGATCAAGTTGTTGCAACGATTAAAGAAAACGATGCTTTATACAAGCAACAAATCAAAGCGAATGCTGATGCTGTTTCTGCAAACGTGCAAGCAACAACAACCTTGCAAACAACCGTAGGTCAAAACACCGCATCAATTCAGGAGGTGAGCGAATCAGTAAACGGCTTGTATGCGCAAAAGTACATCAAGCTTGACGTAAACGGCAAAGTTGCAGGATGGGGCGGTGCTAACGATGGCAAAGAATCTGATTTTATTCTGAACTTTGATTCATTTGCGATTGGTTCAGGTGATAGCACTGGTTATTGCCCATTCATTTTCCGCAATACGCCTTACACCGACCCAAACACAGGCACGGTATTTCCGGTAGGGGCTTATCTCAAAACCGCATTTATGGATTATCAATCCGTCGATACATCTCATATTAAAGACTTGGCTGTGAAATCTGCGCAGATTGATAATTTGGCGGTGACTAGTGGGAAGATTGATGATTTGGCGGTGACTACGCTAAAAATTCAAAATGAAGCAGTTACAGTGCCAATTGGAGTCTCAAACCCAAATATTGTACGGACCACTGGGGAATTTTTCCCGCAATACTTTGATTTCACTGCTCAATTGACCGAGTGGGAAGCAAAGTTTAGCCCGCTTGCGACGATAACGCTAAATAGACAAGGAGGGCAATGCAGATTTGATGCTTCTTGTAATGTAGCAGCATCTGCATATTTGACTGCTTATGCTCAAGACAACGGCAATCTTAGTGAAAATGACAGATTGATGCTCAGATTAGTGCTTTCTGTATACAAAGGGTCTGTTCTGGTGGGGCGAGCGGAAGTGCCGCCGACACAAGTGCTTGGTCAATCTGGATTCTATTTTGAAGGAGCTTTAAACGCTCTTGCGATAATAGACACTGATAACACAATTGGTACTACGACTTACACTCTTAAGCTTGGATTTGCAAATAGAGGGAGTAGAGCAATAAGAGTTGTATTGAATCACCCGTCAGGTGTATTCGGTGTGAATAACATTCGTTTTGTTGCGCTGGAGCTGAAAAAATGACAGCAATTATTTCAAAAAATGGCGAAATTCTTCAGATGATTTATGCAAATGAAGAAACAGTTGTTTTAAACACCCCGAAAGATGGAGTTGCGGTTGATGACCCGCCAAGCTCAAATATGTTTTATCAGGGTGGGTGGGTAGAGATGCCTGCTCAGCCATCCCCGTACCACATATTTAACTATGACATAAAGCAATGGATTGACCCTCGCACCCTGGATGAAATCAAAGCCCAGAAGTGGGCCGAGATTAAAGTCATGCGAGATCAACTTGAGTTTGGTGGTTTTGAGTTTGAGGGCAATATTTATGACTCAGATCAAGTGTCACAAGGTCGTATCATGGGTGCGGCTGCTGCGGAGGTAGATCAAACATGGACACTTGCAGATAACTCAACAGTTGAATTGACAGCGCAGCAGCTTAAAGAGCTTTACGCTGCTTTGCAGGCACATATTGCAGGCGTTCACGAAAGAGGGCGTATTGCACGACAGAAAATTGAAACTGCTTTGACATATGAAGAAATTGAAGCAGTAAATTTTTAATTTAGAAATTTCTTAGATAGCACCCAACTGGGTGCTTTTTTATTGCCGAAATTAGGGGGAAGGCATGACTGAAAATGAATCGTATGGGTTGAGATTTGAAAAGAAAATTGACTCCATTCAGAGTGATATCCGCATGTTGTCAGATCATGTTACTCGACTGACTTTCATTAATGAAGCGCACAAAGAGACTAGCGAACAGAACAAAAAGGATATCGATACATTGGATATCAAAGTCGCCAATTTAGAAAACCGCACAGCAGCGCAAGATGGTGGAATTTCTGTGCTGCGTGTATTGCTGGGAATATTTGCAGGCATCGTATTTTCATTGTGTGCGTGGGTTGGATCTTCAATTATTCAATTAAGCCAAGATCAATCTTTAATTAAAGAGAAGGTTTCACGGTTGGAGGAAGCAAAAAGATGAACAGTGAAAATACTCGCGCATATCTAGCTTTTGCATTGGTGGGGTTAATGTTTGTTTTAGTGATTGCTTTATTTTTTGTGGATATGCCACGTGAAAATAGTAATCTGATTAATACGGCATTGGGTTTTATTGCAGGGGCTATGACAACTGCATGCGGATTTTATTTTGGTAGCTCTGAATTAGAGAAAAAGAAAGGTGAATCCAATGACAACTAAACCATTCTTCGACGCTGCCCGTGTCATTGCAGGTGGTAAACTCACTCAAGCACAAGTAGACGAACTAAATAAAGTGGTCAATAAACTTGCACCAGGTGGGAAAACTACAAGTGATGTTGGTGTAGATCTAATCTCAGGATTTGAAGGCACAAGATTCACAGCTTATGACGATGGTGTAGGAGTCTGGACCATTGGTACTGGCACCACAGTTTATCCAAATGGCGTGAAGGTTAAGCAAGGTGATACTTGCACACCTGAGCAAGCAAAAGCCTACTTTAAACACGACTTAGCTAAATTTGAAAAGACTGTAAATGAATCTGTGACAGTGCCTTTAACTCAAAATCAATTTGATGCTTTGGTATCGCTGACTTACAACATTGGCTCAGGTGCTTTTAAGGGATCGACTTTATTAAAGTTGCTTAACAAAGGTGACTACAAAGGCGCTGCCGATCAATTCCTAGTTTGGAACAAAGCAGGTGGCAAAGTTATGAAAGGCCTAGTTCGTCGCCGAGAAGCAGAACGAGCACTCTTTTTAAAGAAGTAACTTATATGTGCAAGCGTACCAAAGTTGCATCGGTCATTACATTGCTGTGCCTTCTATTCTCAGGTTGCACAGCTCACACTATTAATAGTAATGTGAATGTCTCGATTTGTGTAAGGGCTTTGTGATGTCGCAAGTCATGATCATGGTTTCGGAAGCGGGCAGGATGGAGAATACTTGCAATCTACCCGCTGACTTAGATAAGAATGGGAATGTTCTTAAAATCTATGACTACTCATTAAAAGAGTTGCCAATTAATTTGGATGGAACTGTCACTTACAACGGTAAAAGATGGACCTTTGATAAGAAGCAAAACTTTTAGTCTTTCCAGCTATCTACAATGTCAGCCCAATCTTGCAACATCTTGCGTCTGCTTTCCAAATACTTTGCATGGTTATAAGTAGCACGAGTTTTGTTCCCATCCGCATGTGCTAACTGTTTTTCAATCCACTTATCATCGTAATCTTTTTCATTTAAAAGCGTGGATGCTGTAGCACGAAAATCATGTGCAGTTACATCAGATAAGCCAATATAATCAAGCATTTTATTCATTGTGGTAGCTGAAAGCATTCCATCTTGATAAATGGCAGGAAATACATATTCTCTGTTGCCAACTAAACTACGTTGCTCTTGAAGAATGTTGAAGACCTGATCAGACATTGGGACGATATGTATGCGCTTCTTTTTCATCATCTCTTTGGGAAATGTGATAGTTCTAGCTTCGAAATCAACATAATCCCATTTCATTCGACGAATCTCGATAGTCCTAAGCATCGAGTAGAGCATTACAAGTCCAGCATTTCTTACAGTAGTAGAGCCGCCATAGTTACTTAATTTATTTCTAAGTTGTGCAGCCTCATGCTTTTCCATTGGTCTTGCATGTTCTATTTCAGGACGTTCAACAACATTTTTGACTGCATAGGTGGGGTCATACTCAGCTCTAAGTGTAGCGATTGCATAACGCATAACGCCACCAATAAAAGTACGATTTTGGATTGCCGATACTTCTCCGGTACCATGGTTTTTTTGACGCTTAACTCGTGCAATCGTTTTTTTCATAATTGTCAAAACGTCTGCTGAGGTAACTTCCTTTATGTCCTTATCGCCAATAACTTTTAAAATATCTTTATCTAGTGCGCGTTGAAAAGCTTCCTGGTATCTCTCTGAACGATTATTTAATTTTTCAGCTTTATATTCTGCTGCAACATGTTTGAAGAGCACTCTATTTTCATACTCATCATGTTTAGCCTTTTTTTGTTTTTCCTTATCTTCAACAGGATTCACACCACTTGCCACTAAAGATTTAGCTTCATCTCGTTTTGTACGTGCTTCGGCTAAGCCAATAATAGGGTACTCACCTAAACTCATCATTTGAGTTTTCTTAAGCCACTGGAAACGGTAGCGCCAATACTTCTTTCCATTAGGTTTGATTTCAATACACAACCCGTCCGAATCACCAATTCTATAAAGCTTTTCTTTTGGTTTTGCACTTCTGATTTTTGAGTCGCTTAACATGAAATCTTGAGTATCCGTTTTCGAATTTTAGGGCCATACTCAAAATGATACTCAAGATTAGTGATTTTGCATAGTTTGTCTAGATTTGCGTAGATTTGTATTTTTAATAATTTTCAATAATTTGTAGATTTATAAATTTTGCTAGATTTTATTAGATTTGTTTAATATTTCTTTTCGATCATTAGAAGCATGATGAACTTAACCTCATGATAATTAAAATATATTTAATAAGTGACTAAAATAGTTACCCATATTGATACCCGTTTTCAGA